CATCATTTATATCGTCAAGATACTGATTTTAATAAAATAATACAGAACGCACAACATTATATGAGTACTGGTGGTAAAGCAATATGGAAAATAATAGAATTTCATCATAACAAACACCAAATAGAAGATTGCCGAACAATGGCAAACAATCTTGGATTTATTGAATTTAGACTTGAAAATCATGGTCGTGATACTGGTCCAGTTTTTGATCGTGAAGGAAACCTAGTGCATATAATGGGTAATCATGATGGACACACAAATATAAAAGATATAATTGAATTTCAAAAAGACCCAAATAAAAAATATCGTTATCCATCATATAGTCCAAACAAAAGTTCAAGATGCATTACAAAGAATCAAAGTTCAATTTATATTGCCGCTGATGGCAAAGTTTATCCATGTTGTTATATGGGATTTAATCCATTAACTTACAAAGAAGGATATCATGGATTTTTGAATACCCAAATTGCACCACTCATAGGTAATAATGATTTGCATACAACAGATTTAGAAACAGCAATCAGTTGGTTTTATCGTGTTGAATCAAGTTGGACCAAAACAAATATTGAAGAAGGTCGTGTTTTACAATGCGATGTTGCTTGTGGTAATTAATAAAACAACCTGAAAACCTATAAATATTTGTGGAGTTCACTAAATTGCGTAAACAAACTCGTTCTATTCTTGATGAATTAAGTTCTCTTACAGTTGGTAAAAATTCAGGATTGGTATTGGAAAGTCGTGCCAATCATATCATTAATAGTGCGATAAATTTAATTAATCAAATACGTGAAAACTATGATACACCAGAGGCAGAAGAACTTGAACGTCGTTTATTAAATAGTATACGCACACAAGAACCACAAAAATTTGTACGCGGATTAAGGAAAATTAATGAAAGCCGCTGAATTTATTAGTGAGGTGACAAATCCAAATAATCCACCGCCAAGTCTAAATGATCCTGAATTTCAGAAGAGTAAAGAATCATTTGTAAAAATAATAAATCAGTTTACCGCACAATACAATAAAAGCTTAAACGATATGAAATCGATGGCACCTACAGAATATAAACAATTAATTCAAAACCGCCAAGAAATGATTTCAGATTTTCAAAAAAAGCTGTCAGATACATTGATAGCTAAAGGAAACAATTTTATCACTGCTAGAGATTTTAATGACATTGGTTTGAATAAAATTAAATTTAGTAGCGGAGCAAAACAATCAAAACAAACAACAACTGCTGTGCCACAACAAACAACTACACCACAAACTTCCGAAACTCCGCCTGTTTTAGGTGGATTAAAACCAGGCGACCCAAATTATGCAGCATTAGCTGCTGCACTTGAAAAACAAAGTAAAAAGAATGCACCAAATGAATCAATAGAAGAAGCAGTGTTGAATTTATCAAAAAATGCTGTTATTCTTACTCCAAAAGAAATTGATAGTTTAGCAACTCGTTCAACACAAGTTTGGTATAAAAACCGTCAATTAAATACTCAAAATCCGCAACTTTATGCAAAATTAATAGGTAAAAATAATTTACAAAGTACGGGTAGTAGTGGAATAGGTTTGACAGCGCAAAATCGTGCATTGGCATCAATAGCTGGTGGTGTAAATCCAGAATTAGGAAATAAAGATTTTACACAAGCATTTGTTAACACCTTAAATTCCTTATATAATAGATCAGATATAGATAATATTTTATTAAAAATTAAAAAAGCAGTAGGCATTTTTCCAACACAACCCCAAAAATAAAAAACTGCATAACTAACAGTATTTTTCTACTTCGCATAAATACAATCAGCGTAATAATAAACGCAATATTTGGAGAATTAAAATGGCAGATTTTTATCGCACAAATGGTAACACTGGTCCTGCTGGTAGTTTCATCAGCTTCATCGGTAAGCAACCAACACCTTTCGCTATCGTTGTTCAAAATAGCAGCTTGACTAAAGCTGACCTACGTGGTGAACTAGGTGTAAACTACGCAGTTCCTGGCATCCTACAAGCACTTGAAGCAAACGTAACTGTTCTTGGCTATCAAGTTGAAAACAACAACACTGGTAACCTAAGTGTTCTACTTGAAGGTGGTAACAACCTTACTGCTTCAAACATCGCTGCTATCATTCAGGCTGGTAGCCCATATGGTAACAACAGTGTTGACGCAAGTGGTACATCAGTTCAGGCACCTGGCTTCCGTATTACATACGCTGGTTCTTAATAGATTTTATAAATCTAATACCGAGATTAAGGGCGTTTTTAACGCCCTTTTTCTTTGCCTATAAGTATGTTTATGTATAGATGTTTTACCTTATTTGATATTACCAGCAACGGTATAACTGATTATAAAAAAAATCAACAGCGCAATTGGTATACAATTTTGCAAGCACTCACTATGATGTCTTTTGTTACTATTCAGTCACAACCAAAACAAGTATATAGAAATACTGAAAATTTAGAATTGGGTGAAAATTATGATGGATACCATGAAATTTGGATATTTGATTTTGAATTAGATGGTGAACACACTATTGATAGTATATATGAGCATTTAGATTTTATACCTATGATAAGTGGACTTACAGAAACTGCAATTTTTGAGAAAAATTGTATAATTTGCAATGGACAAAACAAAAATATCAGCGTTTTATTAATATAACACAATAATAAATATTATTTGCTAATGCACGGAGTTAAAAATGGCTAAAAAACCATACGATATTGAACATCAAAGTTTGGAAGCGCATGTTGATATCTGTGCAGAGCGTTATGAACAAATGGATAATAAAATGAACACTATGGAATTAAGACTTGCAAAGGTTGAATCCATAGTCAGCGAGATCAAATCTATGTTGATCGAGAAAGAAACACTGGCTTATAAAAAACTCGTTGGCTTAGGAATTGGCATTATTGGCTCACTATTAACGGCACTTTTGGGACTTATATTATATGTGGCAAAAGCGCATAGTTAATTGACACGAGGCGCAGCGTTATGCTATTGTAATATTATGATAGATGAAACCGCAACTCTCAAAAAAATCAAACAATTCGTCACGGAAGAATACAATCATTTGCCCAATAAAGGCGCAGTGGTTGTAAAATCCGTGGGGAATGGATATCAAGTTAATAATATAAATGTTAAACTTGATAATAGTAATTGGCAAGTAATAAAAGAAAATAATGTTATTGCATCATTGCGTCAACGACGAGTTGCTATTTTACTTGCAGCGTTGGTAAGTAAAAAATACAATCGCTATTTGGAAACAGCAACTGCAATTGATAAACAATTAGATATATATCTTGCTGATAAACAAATGTATTCAATAAGACATAAAAAAAATCCAGACAATCTTGTTTATCTGCATAGACTTGAAAAAGCAGAAAATCAATTGTCATTGCTTAATGATCAATTACACGAATTAGAGAAAACTGTCTCACTGCAATAAATACATACAAATATAAGGACAACACTATGTTTGTTAAAGAATTTGGTCAGGTCAGTGCTGCAGAACTTAATCAGCAATTGGACAAAGTTTATAAATGGAAACTTGATCTTAAAAAGATTAATGAGAACGATGCATCATCAATGCTAAAAACTCTTGGTAATAAGATTAAGAATATTCGTGGCACTAGTCAGGCTCATCATGCTGAACGCAATCCACAATATATGGAAGCAGTCATGGTAAGTAAAGTTTTAGAAAGTTGGAAAAACGAAATGGCACATAATCGTCAGGTAATCGCAGAACATTATCGTGCTATTGATGAATACTGCTCTATCACTCTTAATGAACGTGAATTATCACCTAGTGAACTTAAAAAGCGTGAGCATTATGCAAAGGCTCTTAAAGGCAAGAAAGGCGATTTTGAAAAGCGTTATGGCAAACGCGGCGAAGAAGTTATGTATGCTACTGCTACAAAAATGGCAAAGAATGAAAGCATTGATTTGCCACCATCACTTCCATCATTTATCATTGAAGGCGAAATTGAGCAAGCACGTGTTACTATGGCTGCGCGTGATTTAGCAGATACAGTTCAGGATATTGTTGAAAAAATTAGCAAGATGCAAAATGAACAACTACCAGCACTTGTTAGTGCCATGAAAGACCAAGTTGGCATTGATCAAGCTAATCAGTTCAATCAATCAACTGGTGGTACCTTACAACAACTCCTTGATGCAGCAAATACTGCTCGTGATGCGTTAGATAACGCAAGTCGTGGTGTTTATAGTGGTGGCGAAACAATGGGCGCACCAACTGATGCCGACATTAATACTGCTGGTATGGGCGATGATTTGAATTCTCCTATTGGTGGAGATGAAGCAATCACTCCTCCAACAGGTGCAGAAAGTGATCTTAATGCTGCTGATAGTGCAGTTGGCGGACCAGAAGAATTTGGTCGTGGTCGCAGATAATGAAACTACTTGAAGTTGCTCCAGATTTTGTAAGAAGTGAAGTGGGAACACTTATGACTATCTTACAATATCTGGAAAGCAGAGTTAAACCTGGTACTGCAATTCCAATGAACAACATTGTAAAGTTAATGAATAACGCTGGTTATGCATTTAATTTTGAATTGTTAAAAAATATGTTAGATGATGAAAAAAACAAAAGTTTAAAAGATATGATAGGTGATGCTAACGAAACTAGCATCACTCTCGGAAAAGAAACACCTGATGATGATGAATCATTAGACAACGCATCGCCTGATACTGAAAAAACAGTAGACAAAATGGCAAGTAACGCAAGTAAGTTTTAATCTAAATACTTAATGCGTGTAAGTGATCTTGAGCAATTAACAAATTTTCACAGCAAACTGAACCCACAGTTGTGGGAAAATAATCGCTTGAAACCGCAAGTACGTCTTGCCCTATTCAAGATTGCAAAAGAATTTCTTGCTTTTATTAATATTGCTGATATAAGATTAACTGATATTACAATTAGTGGCAGCAACGCAAGTTTTAATTATACTCCAATGAGCGATATAGATTTACACTTGATTGCAGATATAAATGGTCCATGTGAAGTAGACCTTAAAGAAATGTTTCTTGCCAAAAAAAGTGCATTTAACGATCAACATGATATTACTATATTTGGACATGCGGTTGAAGTATATGTGCAAAACAGTGATGAAAAACATATTTCTAATGGCATATACAGTGTTTATAATGATAACTGGTTAAAGTTTCCTAAGAAAATTAGTGCTCAACCAGATGTATCTAATATTGAAGACAAATATGAATACTTGCATAATGAAATTGATCAGGCAGTAGACAGTGGTGACCGTGAAACAATTGACCGATTAAAAAAGAAAATTAAAACTATGCGTCAAAGTGGTCTTGAACGTGACGGCGAATATGGTGTTGATAATCTTGCATTTAAGTTGTTGCGTAATGCAGGTGATATTGAGAAATTATATAATGCTGGCATTGAAGCAACAGATGATGAATTAAGTTTGAGTGAAGGTAATCAATTTACTGGTGCTCTGGCTGCTGCTCGTGAAGCAGGACATAGCGAATTTACTGTTGGTGGCAAAACATTCAAAGTAAAAAAGAATAGAAAAGCCAATAAATAATTACGGAGTCACATATGTTTAATGCTACCAATGCCAGAACACAAAGTATAGATAATCAAACAGTAGAAACGGAAATTCTTTTACTTAATCTTAATATAATGCAAGCAGTTAATAGTAACAACGTTACTACTGTTTTGTCTGGCAATACTGTCACACAAGTAAGTAGTGCAAATATTACTGGTAGCCCAATGACACTTGATCCAAACTATTATAATAGTTGGCAAACAATTACTGCAAATAATGTATGTGCTGGACAGATGCAAAGTGTGTTGGATAATTTTAACACATTAGGTTATACTATCAGCCGTCAAAGTTATGATGGTACTCACATTTACTGGCAAATTTCTTGGTAATTTAGCTTGACAAACCTATAAATTATGTTACAATAAAAAGATGACAAATCTGTATGTAACACATAATTCGCTGTATAATTATAAGAAAATCACACGTAAAGAGACCGAATCAGGTCGCAGATATCAAACACCCGATGGCGATGTTGTAGCAAGTGTTACAACAATACTTGATAAGACCAAACCCAAAGAAAAAGTTCAGGCACTACATGAATGGCGCAAGCGTGTTGGTGTTGAAAAAGCACAAGCTATTACCACAGAAGCTGCTGGTCGTGGAACCAGCATGCACAAGCAGCTAGAAAATTGGCTTGAAAC